CGAGAGAAGATGGCTACGGGGCGGGGACGCGATATCCGCTGGGATAATGTCACAGAAATTCTTGACAATGTAGGCCCTGAACGGGCTTCCATGCTTATTCAACGTAGCGGTATGGACGTTACTGTTGGTCAAACTGCGGGGCTTTCTCCTCGCAACATGGTAGACGGACGTTTGAAGCGTTACGCCGAAAACGGGTTTGAGATTTTGGCGACGCTTCCCACTGACAATTTGACTCGTAATCCTTATTTCAGGCATCGCTACCAGAGTGAAGTAACTCGCCGCCTTTCCGCTTATTGGGACAGCGACGAACAGCGGTACCTTATTGAACCCAAACAACTTGACCGCATTGAGAACGAGGCTCGTAACAAAGCATTAGAAGATGTGCGTTACCTTCTTTACGATTTGACTGAATCAACTCGGGTACAGGAAATGATGTCAACGTTGATGCCATTCCTGGGTGCATGGCAGGAAGTGATCACTCGATGGGGTGGCATTGCCGCCGAGAACCCAATGTATGTTGCAAGAGTTCTAGATAATTTCAACGCTATTCCTATAACTGAAGACGATGATGGTGGACGCTGGATGGTGTTCCGGTTACCGCAAACCATTGGACGGATCGCCAGCATTGGCCCTGACTGGCCTGGTGCTGGGGCGTTAACAAAACCGTTTGTGGGGAACAAGTTAAGGTTAAGCAAAGACGGCATTTCTATGCTTTCGGCTGGTGGCCCAAGTTTTGGACCGCTGGCGTTAATCCCCATGTCGGAAATGTCTATCGCTGAACCTAAATTGTATGACGCAGTGTCGTGGGCTTTCCCGTATGGGTTACCGCAGGGTGTTTCTACAACTGATCGCGCTTTAGGTCAGCTTTTCCCTGCGTGGACTAAACGACTGGTGGGGACGTTCGCTGGAAACAACGAACGAGAACGATTGATGTTGCAAGTAGCGCAAAGCAAAGAAGTGCGTTTGCGCCAACAACCTTCGTTGTCGGGTGAGTACCCTGACCGCTTCTCAGAAATTCTGTCTACCGATAAGGCAGTTTTCCAGCGGGAAGTTTTAGAAGAAACAAAAGCGTTGATGTTTGCTCGAGCGTTTGCTTCGTTTACGATGCCAACAAGTTTGCAGGTTTCGTCGCCTTACCAAATGTATATTGAGAACCTTCGTAGATTGCGTGAAGAAGACCCAGCAAACGCAACGGAGTTGTTTATTGAACAACACGGAGAAGAGTTTTGGGCTCTGACTTCACGAATGACTCGCAGCAAGAATGGTGTTGCCCCGTCGTTGGAAAGCATGGCTGAGTTTGAGAAAGCAGGTTTTGCTGATCTTGTAGCTGATCACCCAGAATTGGGTGGGTTGATTACTGGTTCGTATGGTTCCCAAACCACGGGAGCTTTCCACGAAGCGGTGTATCGCCGTCAACAGTCGGAAGCTGTGACACCGGGTTCTCAAACAAAAATGCGTGAACGGGTGCCGTTAGAGGATTACATGGAAAGCGCAGATGTTGCTCAGGGATGGGCGAAATTGTCTGAACTTTACGACATTCGAGACGCTGAGCTGGACGCTATTGGTCAAGCTGGAGGGAATTCTTCTGTTCGAGCCAACCCACAAGTCCAGCAGTGGATGCAATGGGAAATCAGTCAGCTCGCTGCATCACATCCTGCGTGGTGGGATGCTTTCAATTTGAGAGACAAAGCTAAAGACCAAAAGCTTTTCAAAGGACTGTATGCCATTGTTGGGAACGAGACGTTGCGGTTACGTCCAGAAATTGATGTTCTGGTAGATTATTTAGCAGATCGGAAAGTAGCTGTGGCAGAACTGGCGGAACGTAAGAACGCTGGGGGTTCTGGTTCTCTCGATGCACGATCTAACCAAGATGTTGCAGAATGGTGGGAGTTCACTAAACGCCAGTATCGGGACATTCCCGAATTCTCGGCGGTGTTTACCAGATTTTTGGAGTTTGACGATTTAGATCCCCTTACTTGGGAACTTACGCTTAGGGCGCAAATATGACAACAGAATTTGACCAACGACAACAAGCGGCTATAGCTTCAGGCATGGTTCCGACGGGAGTCGGAGCAGTGGACCCCGTCATCGGCATGCGTCCCGGCACCGGACCTCTGGAACGGGTTCCGGGGGGAACACCTGGGGCAAGTGAAACTCCTTACGGATATTTCGCTCCAACTGATGCTCCTGTCACAATGTCACAAATCGTTGAAGAATACATGGGGTTGTCTGTTCAAGAGCAGGAACGTTTAGCGCAAGCATTGTTTACAGACGGGTTAATGAAGGGGCTTGGGATCGCAGCAATTGACGATATTTATGATCCTTACAATGTTGCGATAGGAATGCAGAAAGCGTTGATGCAAGCAGAAACAGCTTTCTCTTTGGGGACAGCTCGCGAAGACGAAATGTTGCCTACTTTAGAGGAACGTTTTTCTGGTTTCACTGACGAAGCTTTCAACGAAGCAGCCGCTGATTTAGTAGAAAAATATGCGGTGTCTTATTTGGATCGAGCGACACTCAACAATTTGTATACAAAAGCTTACAGAACCGAAGTGGGACGCACGCCTTCTGAGGCACAGTTACAAAGCTTTGCTGCTGGCATTCACGCAGCTCAGGACGCAGGTCAAACTATCAGTCTTACGAATGTTTCGGCTCGGGCTGCGGAAAGTGCTCGAGATTTGAATCCTGAGCGGGTGCAGGTGATGCGTGAGAATAAGGCGGCTCAATCGATTATGCGTGCCTTGGAGAAACTGTAATGAATATTAACGAAGCGATAGGCAGCTTAGAAGACCGCATTAAGGAAATTATTAGAGGGTTAGAAATAGTAGGGGATACAAAAACTGCTGCACGACTTTTAGATCGCGACCCATTTAGACATACGGATCAGAAAACAATGGATCTTATTTCTGATCTATCTCGGAAGCGCCCAGTGTTCTGGGAATGGCTGAATGAAGTTGGGGCCAGTCACGTTGTTGGGGCAACTGTTCAAATACTATCGGATTGGTTAGAAACAATCCCAGCGGCAGACGCTACACGACAAGAAAAGTTTGCCTTTCTTGCTGGCACCAATCTAACAGATGATGCGGGATTGAATACCGCGATTAGGGGGGTTGCTTGGACACCTGATAATTTTGATGAGGGTCCGCTACGGGAAGGCTATGGGAACTTTCTTGAAAATCCTGTTGTTGCTCAACCTCCTGAAGAGGAGCAAACAGTTCAGGATCGCATAGACGAATCCACCCCCGGTGGCCCCGAATGGGATGCGTTAAACGAAGCAGAAGCTGGGTTAAGAGATGAACCTGGTTCTGGTAGCCCAGCAATGTCGCCTGAAATGGGTGAAGCAGAAGCCGGGTTAACGACTTTTGAAAGCGATTCTGATCTTGAGCCAAGTAGCGAAACAGACCAGCTCATGGGAGCTTTGGACGATGAAACGCTCGACGTTATCCGCGAAAAGTTTACGGCTGCAGCGTTCTTCGGTCAGGACCTTGAGAAGTTCAATGTGGAAACCCCTAAAGGGGTAATGAATGTTTTGGAGTGGTTGTCGTTACCGGAGAACGAGGGGATGTCGGATGACGAAGTGTTGGGATGGATTCAAGGCACCCAATGGTTCGCCAACAACGCTGAAACGGCCAGAAACTTTGACATGGATTTCTGGGCAGAAGGCGCAGCAGGCAAGGATGCACTTATCGATAACCAGCGGGACGTTATTCTTCGCGAAGCCCAACTCATCGGGTTGAACTGGTTAGGAGACAACCAGGCGTTGCTCGACGACTTAGCAACCACCGCTACCCGTTTAGGTTACGACATTTACGATGTTCGTAACGCTTTACAAGGCGTGAATGATCTTGGTCCTGAAGAGCTCGCTCGAGGCATGATTCTTTCTAACGAACAATCTGTGCAGGATATGGCCGCGAAATACTACATGCCGTTAAGCACAGGAGACGCTTACGACATAGCTTGGAGTATTTATAAAGGTGAAGAAAGTTTAGATTCGGTAGAAGCAATGTACCGGGAACAAGCCAAAGGTCTGTTCCCTTCTCTTTCGGGGCTTATTGATCAAGGTGTGTCCATGCGAGCATATTTCTCTCCGTACAAGCAACGCATCGGCCAGCTCCTTGAAGTACCTGATGTGGATTTAATGAACGATCCTCGGTTCCAATCAATTTTGTTTCCTGCTTCTGGGCAGGGACCGTTGAGTTTGTCTGAAACACAGAAGTTTGTGCGTGGGTTACCTGAGTGGCAGTACACGCAGAATGCTAGGAATTCGGCTCGACAGATGGTTGATAACATTGGTCGTATGTTTGGGATGGTGGCGTAATGGCTTTTATAGATGATCCGGCAGCGTTTGAACCTCGCCGCAGTGAAGGCGTTACTTACTATGAAGATCTTGAAGAAGAGTTTGAGGAAGAGGAGGAAGAAGAGGAGGAAGAAGAGGTAGTTCAGGAAGAAGAGGTAGTTCAGGAAGAAGAGGAGGAAGAAGAGGTAGTTACTGATCCTCAATTAATTGCACAAATAGATCAACTTCGAACTGATTTAGAATCTCAAACAGCACAAGTACAGCAACTGCTTGCAGATCAACAACAAATGCGTCAAGCAAACACCGAATCTGCTTACGACATTGTTTACGATTTATTTGTAACGCAATTAGGGCTTCCCAAAAGCCTCGTGGACGACGTAGAACAAATGCTTATCGACGGCGCTTCCGACCTCGCAGTCAGCCAAGAAATCAGAAAAACACAAGAATACAAAGACCGATTCCCCGTCATGGAAGAACGGGCCGCTCTTGGGTTACCTCGCCTCAGCGAAGGCGAAGTCCTAAAACTCGAACGAGCCTACCGATCCACCCTCCGTCAAGCAGGCTTAGGAGAAGAATTCTATGACGAAGCATCTGACTTCACTGCATGGCTGGTAGGGGATGTGTCTGAAGCAGAACTCCAAACTCGGGTTGCTTTAGCAGACGCTGCAGTGAGAACCGCAAACATTGAAACCCGGCAACAACTCGCAGATTTCTACAACATTACTGACACCGATTTGCTGGCATACTATTTGGACCCTGCGAAAGCAAAAGACATTTTTGAGGCTCGCCTCCAACTAGAAGCAGCCGGAATTTCTGCTGCCAGTGTTAGGGCAACCGGAGCGGCTTTGACCGTGGGAACGGCTGAAGCTCTTCGAGAAACCGGAGTTCAGGCTGGGGATGTGCAACAGCGGTTGAGTCGTCGCGCTGGACTCACAGAAGAACTGATAGGCAGCGAAGCTTTAACTGCCGATGTGTTAGCTGCAGGCGAATTCGGGACTGATTTGGAAGCTACTACTGCTTTAAGGCGCGCAGGCGAAGAACGCATTGCGGCTTTCCAAGGAGGCGGTAGCGCTTTAATGAACCGCAGTGGGATAACAGGGCTCGGAAGAGCTACATAGTTGCGCGCAGCTCTAAATCTTTTGTATAGTCGTAAGTGTTGATCGGCCCCTGCGGGGCGAGCTGTTTAACACCCCTCCATCCCCAGTACCACCGCTGGGATGCGTTACAGGATAGGTGAGTGACATATGACAGACTCCGGCTCCACTGCTAGTGAAGAAGGTTCTGCCAGCCCAACCGAATCGAAACCGAATTGGCGACGTGACCTAGAGAACCGGGCGAAAGAAGCCGAACAACAAGCGGCAGATTACGCTTCGAGACTTGAAAGTTACGAACGTCGAGACACATTTCGATCAGCAGGAATTGACCCTGACGATGCTCGTGCAAAATATTTTGTTAAAGCGTATGACGGTGAAATGGACCCGGATGCTATCCGTGCAGAAGCGGAAGCGGCAGGATTCCTTGGATCAGATGCTCCAGCAGCTAGTCCCACCCCATACATGCAAGATGCCCTTGCAGCGGAACAGAGAATAGCTACTGCTGGCGAAGGTGGAGATCCGGTGTCACAAGCCGACCTAAATGCTCGTATCGCAGCGACGAAGAACCCAGAGGAACTTCGAGCTTTGATGGAGTCAGAGGGTTATCAGTGGGGCGCAGCAATCTGATTTAACTTGTGGAGTCCTTCCCGTAAGGACTTAACAACATGGCCTATACAGGCACCGGCGACGTATCTTCAGATACGACGGCGTTTCAGCAATTAGCGTATTTCGCGCTTCGTTCGCAACCAATGTTTGAAATGGTTGCGGATGTCCGTTCGACTGCTCAGAGCCACAACGGTTCAGCAGTCCAGTTCAACATTTACAACGATCTTTCTCAGGCCACTTCAGCTTTGACGGAGGACTCGGATGTTACAGCAGTCGCTCTTGGCGATAGCACCGTAACCGTAACTCTTGCAGAGTACGGTAACGCTGTCATTACCACAGCGAAACTGCGTGGCACCTCGTTCCTCAACGTTGATGCTGACGCTGCGAACATCATCGGTTACAACATGGTTGACTCAATCGACAAGGTTGTGTCTGATGTTGCTAACGGCGGCACCAACGTTTCTTACGGCGGTTCCGCTGGAAGTCGTGCGGCTGTTGCTGCTGGTGACATCATCACCGCAGACAAAGCTCGTGCGGCTGTAGCTGATCTTCGTACAGCTAGCGCACCTGGCTTCGAGAACGGCAACTACCTTGGCATGGTTCACCCGGATGTCGCTTATGACCTCCGCAGTGAAACCGCTGTCACTGACGTAATCGCCTTCCAAATCCGCCAAGATGCTACCTCTGTTCGCAATGGTTCCATCGGCGTATTCGGTGGCATTGAGTGGATTGAGAACCCACGCGCTGGTCTTCTGGCCGACGCTGGTTCAGGCACAACTGACGTATACCAGACCTTGATCTGTGGCCGTCAAGCGCTCGCCAAAGCATTCTCTCGTGCTCCTGGCTTCGGTGAAGATCCTTCAGTGGTCTTCGGTCCTGTGACCGATACCCTCCGCCGGTTCAACCCGGTTGGCTGGTACCACCTTGTCGGCTATGGCCGATTCCGTGAAGCTTCTCTGCAACGCATTGAAACTTCATCCAGCATTGGAGCTAACTAATAGTTAGCGCCTAAAAGATTTGGGGGGGTCGGGTTTCCCCCTTTCCCCGGCTCCCCCATTTCTTTGCTATTCTTGCTACGAAGCGAGGAATTATGCCAAAAGTCGGAAATCGTCATTTCAGTTACACGAAGGCAGGCAAAAGTGCTGCCCGTGCTTATGCGAAGAAGACTGGCAAAAAAGTTACGAACAAGAAGCGGGGTAAGAAGTAAATGGCCGGTTCAAGCAACAACGGAAACGTCACGATTCGGCCCAAGCCCATAACTGGGACCGGAGGAGTGAACCGTGGCTAGCGGTCTTTACTGCAAGACTTTTGAAAGCGCCCTCGAGGGTGCCATATCTTTGAACTTGTCTGACACAACTGCTGATCGTTTTAAGTGCATGTTGGTTACGTCGAGTTACACACCAGATTTCGATACACATGATTACAAAGCTGATGTGACTAACGAGGTGTCCGGCACCGGATACACCGCTGGTGGCGCTTCGTTGACTTCGGTCACGTTTACTATCAGCTCAGGCTCTCTTGTGTGGGATGCAGCGGATGTGTCGTGGACTGAATCTACGATTACTAGCGCTGCTGCGGCGGTCATTTATGATGACACTCTTACGAATGATCCGCTGATCGCGTATATTGATTTTGGGGGATCGTTCAGTACCACTTCCGGTACGTTCCAGATTCAGTGGAATGCTTCCGGTATTTTCACTCTTGATCTGACTCCGTAGGAGAAGCAATGCCAACAGCTAATTACCCAACCTCTTTGGACACGACCTCTACGCAGGTCACGCCGAGCTCGACCACCGATTTGGATGCGTCGGGTTACGAACATGACCAGGTGCATGGAGCTGCTTCTACTGCTTTGATTGCTTTGGAAACGAAGCTTGGTATTAGTGCTGCTCCTGCTGCGTCTGCTAGCAACAATGCTTTTTTGGAGCATTCGAGTGGTGGTACGACAGGGTGGACTAACACTTTGACTGGTGCGACGATTGCTGGTGCGACTCTTTCTGGTGCCATTGTTGGCGCAGACCAGATCATGTCAGCAGTCATCCACAAGGACTATTCCGAAACGGTGTATGCCGGTGGCGATACTGGTGCTACTCCAACGATTGATGAAGCTAATGGCAACACTCAATCGTGGACGTTAAACAATAACGCTACGTTTGCTTTGCCAGCGGATTCTGGTTTGCAGGCTGGTACTGCGCTTACTTTGATTTTGACTCAGGATGGTACTGGGTCACGGACGGGTGCTTTTCAGGTGAATAGTGCTACGACGAATGTTAAGTGGGCTGGTGGTACTGCTCCGACGTTGACGACTACTGCGTCGAGGGCGGATATTGTTTGTTTCGTCACGTTTGATGGTGGTGCGACTCCTACTTGGTATGGGTTTGTAGCTGGTCAAGACTTCCAGTAAGGATTA